AGGGGTTTCGGAAGAAAATGAAACAGCTACACTTCTATCTTTCTCATTGATTGATCTCTGGTCTATTTCAAACGACCTGTAAAAGAGTTCTGTCTTCATCTTCTTTTCCATCCTCTTTTTTTGGTTTCTTAGGTTCCGGTTTTTCCGGGTAAAGTTTCACACCATATTTCTTTTCTACGGCTTGAATCTTCTTCATGGATCTGGCTTTCTTCTCGATATGAGCATCAAAATCCTTGCCCCGTTCGGCCAAAACATCAGGTAAAATCTCAACCATATTATCAAGGTCTATCTGGTTGCCCTCAGCCTCTTTTTTCGGGTCAATCCATTTCCGATAAACCGCCGGTATCCAGTCACTTCTTAAATAATCGTCTTTCCGGCGGTCAAAACCCCTGGCCTGTATTTTTCCCTTTATGACTAACCGGGTTCCAACATTCTCCCAAACCGGAATACACAAATGATTGATGAGATACCATTGACGCATTGCACAGGCCGCATAGAAGTTGAGTAGAACCGTCCGGGCGTTTGAGTAGTTCATGCCCTGCCAATTCTGGGCAAATACTTCCGGCGGCATATCCAGGGCATTGGCCGGACCGCGCATTAATTGATTGATAAATGATTCAAGTTGATCATTCGGACGACTGGGCTTATGAAGGTCATAATCTTCATTCGGCATGAGATAATGATTCATATTCGGTGCAAATTCGTGAATGCGCTCATAACCTTCCGGTCTATCTGCGGTAGGATCTGTATATGCAGCCTGAAAACCCTGGGGGTCATTAGTCTTTATAATTCCGGTCATACAGGCATCTTCAAGAGCCGCTAATTTCTCAGCCTCCATGTATCGGTCCATGTCGTGAAGATCTTTTAACCCCGCTGCAAACTCTGAAAATCCACGAGTCTGTTCAGGTCGTAACGGATTAAAAAGATGTATGACTTTCCTTAGTGTTCCATCACCTATCTTTGAGAAATAAGCAGGAATCTCTTCGTAATCAGCCCTGACAATAGCAATATTGAGGGTTTCACCGGGATGCACTTTAAGTATGTAGTATGTCTTTGGAACCCCTTCATCGTCATATTCAATGCCATGTCGAATTTTAGGGTTATTAATTTCTGATTGTGGCGTTACAAGCCGGTCAGCCTCTAAAACTTCAAGGCAGTAGGGTATAATCCGGCCCCTGCGCTTACTTTCCCGACCAATGACAAGACACTCCCCATCTCTCATTAAAGAGCCTTCAGCAAGTCCTTGCTGCTCATAAAAAGAGTGCATCAAGCGTACATCGGCCTGTTTTTGCCATATTGCGAAATACTTCTCTGAAAGATAAGAAACGGACTCAGCATCATTCTCGTTAATTTTGGGATATTCTAACCGACGCCCCGGATCATCAGCGGTAATGACAGACTGAAAACGTATGCCTTGCCCCACAACATTTCGCACGTTTCTCTTGATTGGCCCTGCAACATGGCCGTTATTTTGCTCTAATTGTCGGACATGCTCTCTGAGTTTGGAAATATCGGAGTAAATTGCAGCGTCAGGGCTTCGTGATTCGGACTGAAGATCATACCGAGACCTACCACCGGCCACAGAATCAAAGCTACGCCTATGGCCTGTGAATTCGTCAAGCCGATCAATACGTTTAGACGCAATAAAACCGCGCATTGCACGTTCAGGAAAAAATTTAGCATAAAATTTAAAAAACTTACTCATGCCCCAGCCTCCGTATAATTCCATATTCTACGAGCTTTAATATTGGAAATAACTGGCCGAGTTACTTCAAACATTTCGGCAATTTTATAATGAGAAATGGTTGTATTTTTTAATAAAAACCTAATTGTTTTTACTTTAAAATTTGTCAATTTTGCGCGAGTACTTCTTTCACCTTTTTGTGATTGCAGCCCTATTCTAAAGGCATGTTTGATATTTTGGCTTCTGGTCACCCATTCTAAATTCTCAAGTCGATTGTCATGCTTAATGCCGTTTTTATGATTACATTCTTTTCCATTTGGACACGTGCTTGTAAAATTTTCTAAAACTAATCGATGAATAGATCTTGAATACGATTTCTTTTTTTTGCGCAATTGCACTCTGGCATATCCATCAGGGCTTATCCTCGGCTTTAATTTTCTGCCATATTTTCCAATTATTTCACCATTCTTAAATATCTTATATTCTTCAAAACCTCTGATTAGGGTTTGCATTATGAAAACCTCATCGGCCTGCCATAAGAAGTCATCCTTGCTCTATCCCCCGAATTTTCAAGCGCCTCTAACTGATAACTTTTTTCTAAAAGACCCACTAACTCATCAATGTTGCGATAACTTATGGCGCGGCCACCTTTAGAATATGACCCCGTACATGGAGACCCGGCCACATGATCAGCCATTGCGTTTTTAATAGCCGTTCTAAATGATGGCCATGTCGTGAAGTCAGTTGCCATTTATCCCGCCTTCCGGAACATCTTAAAAAGTATGTTTCCTTCTTTGCCGGACACATATTCTTTTGTACGGTCAACTCTTCGATCAACCTCAAACCGATGTCCACACACGCGGCATCGAAAAAGCGCATAATCTTGCTTTCTCAATTTACAAACGACCGGATGAGCGCCGCATCGGGGACAGGGAGGGGATTTCCTGTAGCGCAACATCCGGTCGCAGGGCATATCGATTGTGGTTGTCTGGATCTCGGGCAAAGCTGTTGTAGTGTGGATTTCCGGCGAAGTTATGGGAAAATTCTGGGGGGGTGTAGCGGTTTCGGGGTTAGACTCGGTTTGATCCTGATGAGAAGCGCAAAAATTACCGATTGTAGCATTTCGTTTACATCGGCTTCCTTGTGCTGTGAATCCTTGACATTTAGCCATAAAAAAACCTCATATATAGTGCTGTTTTTGATTGCTAACACTATACACGAGGTTTTTAGGGGGTTGCGCAGTCTTTAAACAGATTGATAGACATAGAGGTCAATCTTTAAACAGAATTACACAACTTTTACTTGACAGAGTTTTTGAGGGGGTATTATTCAGTAATTTTTTCCTCTGGTGGATCTGTAATAGATTTTGATGTTCTGGCCCTAAAAAATGCCTCTACATTAACCGAATAAAAATGATAAGCATTGCTAAAAAACCAACAAGGAAGACCGTCCTCAATATATTTCATAATCGTAGGCCGGGACATGCTAACATGATGAACCTCTTGCAAATACTCACTTAGATCCGGTATGCCTTTGATTATTCTGCCAGCTCCATTATTGGTCAATTAAACCACCCCCCCTTTCTATCCGGTATAAATGTTGACTTTTTCTCCTTCTCTTCCGGCCTTTTCGTCTTACTATCCAGTTGTTTCGCTAAATCTCGCTCTAATTGATCTAAGTTTATGCTGTCTAATATCCGTAATGCCGCTGCATAAGCGTATTTAAAACAATCCAACACCTCGGCCCTCGGATGCACCCGGACCAATTCACGCACCGGGAAACCTTTCTTGTTGCGATTGGTCACAAACTTCTCAGCCGTAAGCTGTAAATAAAACTCATCGTCAAGCCCAGCCGGAAAGTGATAATAGCCCGGGCCCTCTTTTTCCTGTTGTAGTCGAGTATAAACCGTTAATGTTGCGGTGTCTGAGCCGATAGGCCACAATTGAATACCACCCTTAATTTTTTTGCCGCCATAATTCACATCTTGCGCAGTAGGCATTCCAAGAACAGGCTTCCCCGGATTAGACTGGCCCTTTAACGCAAATACGATAGGTTGTCTTTTCCGACAATAATTATAAACCGCCTGAGTCCTGGCACCATCGCCCGAATCAACCCCCATGCTAAGAATATGCAACTTCGCCCCTGATTCATGCTCAAACTGTCGTTTAATAGTCACTTCATCCAACTTGCTCCAAACTTCTTCGCGTGACGTATCGCCGTGGATTCTATCATATGAGATTGTCCAGCACTCTTCTCCCCTACCCCACGCCTGAATCAATACCGCTAAAAATAAGTGCTGAACATCAACGGAAGCGGTCAAAAACAAAGCGCCTTGAGGTATTAACATTTCGCTTTGTGGGAGGGCCGCGCGGTTTTTTAATGATTCGTGATATGGGCGTTCTCCTTTCTGCTCAAACGGATCGGCTATCAAAGTGTTTGTCCAGGTTTTCAGCTTTTCAACATTTATAACCCCCTGGATCTTGCAGGCTAAAAAGTCACCGGCAATTTTCTTCCATGTGTTTTTCCAACCAAGCGGCGTAACCATTGCGCTATACTGAAACCCCCGAACCTCATTTTCCGGATCTTCGTGGATATACTTTCCATCCGGAAGCATGGTTCTCTTGTCAACTTCGTCAATTTTGTGCTGACAGAACGCACACTCGTAATAAATCCAAGACAAATTCAGCTTGTCGAACTTTAGGTTTTGAAATATTAAATACTGAGGTTCTCCACACTTCGGGCATGGACAACAAAACTTTCCCATGCTTGAAGCGTTGTATTCACGTTCAACATTTGATAAACTTTTTATTGTGGGAGTAGAATTGATAAATGTTTTTGAGTTTGCGAAGGTCGCTGTCCGTCTGTCTGCCAGATCGCCCGGATCGCCCTCATCTCCGATATCAAGATCAAACCCGTCAAAGTCATCTAAAATTAAATATCGCACAGATTCTTGACGGTAAATAACAGGGCTGTTCGATCCGGAAAAACGCCAAGAACCACCGGGAAACATTTTTTCAAGAATTGTATTGCTGGAAGTTTTCAGCTTGGCATCCTTGATCTTGCCGGCCATCCTTGGGGTATCTCGCAAGGTGGGGGTAATCTTTTTCTTTGAAAATCCCTGCGCAAGGGTATCGGTAGGCATGATCATCAAAGTAGGTCCAGGGTATAAGTCAGCGGTTCCGAATAAAAATATAATTGCAATCGTAGTTCCCGCAGTCTGGCCGGGTTTCATTAACACCACTTTTCTTGTCGGGGATGTGGGGGATAATTCTAAAAGGGGTTCAACAACAAACGGTGTCCGACTTGATCGATACTTGCCGTATTCAGCCGTGGACTCTCGCGGTAAATATAGATATTCGTCAGCCCATTCGACAAGGTTTAATCTTGGATCCGGCTTGAGCCCGGTTTTAAATGCTGATGTGCAAATAGTCATTTTATTTTCGATTTAACCGAAATAATCTCCCTTATATTTATTTACTCAAAATCCTTTATGCTTGCTTAATTAGTTTTCTCTTATTCATAGCTGCTTTAATAAATGCGGTTTTCCCAAGCATATCAAGCTGTTTTTGTTTCACATCGCTTGATAATAGCTCGTAGTTCACATTTATCAATACAGCAGTCGCGCGTTTGATTTTATTTCTCGCATGTTTAAAAAACTTCTTTGCTACTATTTGCACCTGGTCATCTGGATGCATCAATATGTATCCATTCCCCCGCAAACTTTCAAGGCATAGACTTGAATTTTCAAGTAATACCTCCTTTAGGCTTTCCAGTTGGCTCATTCTTTCCAATTGAAATTTTTGGAAAGAATCGTAAGAACCAAATTCTGGTTTTTTTATTTCAAGCATTTCGTTAATCTCTTCATCAGAAAAAACAATGCCATATCCTTTGGTATCAAATCGCTTTAAAATTATTTCAATCGCATTTTTCCATGCTGGATGTTTCTTGGTTTCCATGTTATTACCTCCCTGTATTGGATTTTTGTTTCCCTGCCTCGCCCTGCCTCGCCTTGCCACGCCCCGCCATGCCCCGCCTTGCCGAGCCCCGCCACGCCTTGCATCTTAAATATTTTCAACAATAAAACGCCCATAAGTCCCGCCGCCCTTAGATCCTGGACGCATTTCACACAATCCAACAAGATAACCGGCATCCTCGCAAATCTGCAACAATGTCCGCTTATCAAGAATATTTTCATCATACATAATACCCACATCAGGAACAGACCATCCCAAAAATAATGGCCTTGTTCTTAATATTTGCCCGGTTCCCACACGAACCATGCGCTGATCATTGAAATTACTATAATATTTATCAAGATCAGGATTCGGAATATCTCCATTAACGCTAATATTAATCTTTGCCCCATTATATTCCATGGGATAGTGCTCGCTTGGCAATATAGCACCAGTCCGCCATTTCGGACCATTCTTTTTCTTTTTCGCCCCCTCAAAAAAACAGGAATTAAGACACTTTGCAGGCATAACAACAACCCCGTCTTCCAAATAAAGTCCGCCTTCCCATTCCAATTTTGCAATTTCTTTTAAATCGGCATCGGTTTTATTCCGTTTACCCGTTAATGATTTCATGGCTTGTGCATATTCCCCCAATGGATTTGCAAGCCTGATATTGTGAGTAATCAACGGTGATTGACCAACCAATTTAATCTTTAATTCTTTCATTATTCCCCTCCCTGATTTAAAGTTATTGTTTCCCTGCCTCGCCTTGCCACGCCTTGCCACGCCACGCCTCGCCGAGCCATGCCTTGCCTGGCCGCGCCCCGCAAATATTTATTTACTCAACACCTCCAAAGCCTGTGTTATTTCCTGAGTTAATATTTCATTCACCTTAACCTCGTCTATCTCAGCCGCCAATATTGCGTTGATCCGGCCCGGTATGTTCATCAAAGAATCCCGGACCGTCCGCGCAATGTCAAAATATTCACGCTCAACCTCATCGGCGGGAATCAACCGGCCTGATTTTTGGTCGTAATCTAACTTTTTCAACCCGGCCTTATACTGTTCGTTTAATCTTCGACATTCAGCATAATCTAATTTGTTAGTACCAGCCTGTTTTGAAACTGTTTCCTTTTCTTCAACGGTGGGTTTCAGTTTCGGCTTCTTACGATTCTCCGGCGCTACATTCTTTTCCCGGTCAAGATCCGCCTGCTCAGGATTAATCAGAAAACGCTTACCCTTTTTTTTAACCGCCTGCTTGGTAATAATCCCCTTCGCAATAATCCGGCGTATGTATTGAGAAGACAATCCACACAAGACAGCGTACTCGGGTATTTTTATGTATTTTTTAGCCATA